AAGCTACCCATGAACTTAAAACACGTATCAATGAAATACTTGAAACGTATGAGAATGGAGATTCCGCAAATTTTATTTACGGGACATCACTTAAAGATGAACCTAGAGAAGCTAAAAAGAATGCCATTGGTAAGATTCGTGTTTTTTACATGACTTCCCTTGACAATCTTATTGTCAGTCGAATGTTCCTTGCTCCTTTTTATACTATGATGGTTGAAGATGGTGAGATCTTTCGCACTTCTGTCGGTACGAACATGCATTCAGATGCAGATGCCATTTATGAGCAAATGAAAGCCTTTTCTGATGATATCATTGAAGGAGATTATTCTGATTTTGACGTGAACAATCCATTTGGGATCGGTCATGCAGCAGCAAGCGTCATACTTAGAGTATTAAGAGCTTTTGGATACAACACCAAGGCTTTGAATATGACAGAAGGTATTTTGTCTGATGCACTATTTACTTTAGTACATATGAATTGTGACATCTTTTCTAAACCTGGGCTTCAACCTAGTGGGAAATATGGCACCGCAGAAGATAATTCATTGAGAGCTGTGCTCATGCAGATGTACATTTATTATACAATACCTGCATTAAAGGAGACTAGTTTTTTCGAAGAAACAATGCTCTTAACCTATGGTGATGATTTTCTCAATGGGCTGTCCAAATTGACAGCAAAACATTTGAACAATTTCGTCTATAGAGATAAATGTCTCGAACATTTTAATATGAAAGTCACTCCTGCTTCAAAAGCTGGGGTTATGACAAAATTCGTTACTCGAGATGACATGTCATACCTGAGAAGAACGTGGGTTTGGGACCCTGTTCATGAGGTGCACAATGCTAAATTGAATATGAATTCTATTTATAAAAGTTTACAGTGGACTGCACCTTCACAGGTAGAATCTGTGGCTGATCAAGAGTTATCTACGATTAGATCCGCACTATGGGAGTTATTTTTCCATTTAGATAGAGATACACATCATAAATTCAGAAACTTGTTAGTAGAGGCTTATTGTCTAGCACACAAGGTTCCAATTGGTGGTGTGTTACAAGATTTGCCTACTTGGACTAATATTGAATCTAAATTATTCCCTGAATTTCAATCCGAAAGTGGGGAGGTTAGAGCCAAGGCTACTGACATGTTGAATGCTCTGGAGCTTGAAGAAGTTAAAGAGCAATACACCGCAGAGGAACTTCATTTATATAAAAGTTTATGGAGCGATCCTAAAGTTGATGTACGAGCTATGAAACGCAACGTTTCTGCTCAAGCTGATGCCGCTGCAACAAAAGTCTATTTGGATAGATTTTTGAAAAAGAATTCCATGCCCGATTTTTTCACAGAGTCTGGAGAATTATCCAGTGGACTCGTGTCTGATTCGAAACGTATATCAACTCAAAATTTTGAGGATATGGTCGGAGATGGCGAGAAAACTGTTGAAATGTCTTCTAGACCGCTACATAATGGTCAGTATACTTTATTACAAGCCAATGACTTTTTGAGCAGGCCTGTTGAGTTGGCAAGTTTTTCCATACCCTTGTCTTCTGATTTAGGAGTTGCATTTCCCATATGGGATTTGTTCACCCTTGAAGAAGCGGTAAGGGCAAAATTGAGAAATTATGCTTACTTGAGGGGTGATATCTGTGTAAGAATTACTGTTTCAGGGTCTCCCTTTCATTCTGGGAGATTGTTGGTTTCTTATCAGCCATGTGCTAATAGGAATGCCAATTTGACAGTATTGACTTCTAGTCCTAATTTTAGGAGTATGTTGTTAAATTATCTCTCTCAAGCACCCGAGTCAGGTATCATTGACGTGAAGGCAAATAAGCCTTTGATGCTCAGATGTCCTTATATTTCCACAAAACCTGCTTTCAGGTTGTGGAACGAAAGCTCGTCAGTGATAGCTGCCACCACTTCATTTGCTGATATTGAAGAAGCTGGTCGTTTATATTTATATACTATGAACCAGGTTAATGCTGTCAGTGATTCACCTTCAACTCCTTATGTGCAAATAGTTGCTTGGATGGAGAATGTCCAATTAGGATGTCCTACAGCCACACAGATTGACATTCAAACAGAATCTGGAGATATGGAGGACGATGAGTTTGAAGCAGGACCAGTGGAGAAGTTTTCTTCTGCTGCTATTCAAGTTTCTGATGCTCTCAAGGTAGTGCCTTATATTGCACCATTTGCTACAGCTTCATCTTTCATCTTTAATGGTATGAAAACCTTTTCCTCAATATTTGGTTGGTCTAAACCACCAATTGTTGGTGATCCTATTTTTGTCAAGAACCGTCCATTTGGGAACGGCTGTCAAACGATAGGCGCCAGTACAGTTAAGAGGATAGGGTTGGATCCTAAACAAGAAGTGTCAATTGATCCAAGTCCATGTGGAGTTGATCAAGATGACATGATAATTGCTAACATTGCTGCTCGTGAGAGTTATTTCACCACTTTCACTTGGGCACCCACTGACAGTATCCTTTCAAACAGCATCTTCAAGTGTCGTGTTCATCCACAGTTGGATACAATATACAACGGAGTTATTTCTAAGGATTATTACCAACCCACTGCTTTAAGTTTTGC